TATTAAGAATAATAGGCTGTCATGTCCACCTCGCTTTCCGTCTGGGTGCAGCAGCCGGTGGTCAGTGCCCCCGTTGCCGCGGGCGTTGCTTGGGTCTCCCTCTTTTGGTTGGCTTTCGCTGCGTGTGTCGGCTCTTGGGCGGTGTTCTCGGTTGTCTGTCGCTTGGCGCTCGTGCTTGCCAGCGCTCTCAACGTCGTCTGTTGGACAGCAGTCGGTGTTGTTTGCTCTCCGTTCTGGACCTTGTTTGGTCTTTTGTCCGGGCCCTTCTTTTGGCTATCGAGAAGGGTCTTTCCCGTGCCTCCGGGCATCCCAACCGACGCGTTTGACCAACCGTTGGGTGAAGAAGCCGCAGTGGCCCAGGCACCGCGGGTGCCGGTCACGGCGCATTTGTGCGCCAGGGTGCGACCCCGTGCCAAGTGGGTTCGCAAGTTGGAGTCGGTGCTTGGTCCCGTGCCTTCGGGCGCGGTTGGCAGGCTTGTTAGAGGGCGGTGGACACCAGACCTCCCCTCTACTGAGCGTGCGGCCAGCACCAACTTGATCTTGTCCAGTTGGCGGGGTGGTGTCAAGCTCCTTGGTTCTGGAGCGGTCCGTGGCAGGGACGGGGACAATGTTGTACGCGTGCCGTACCTAACTGTCGAGCATGTTGATGGCTCGGTGGAAACGTTGTTTCCGGGACTCGTCTCTGCCCTCTCCTCGTACGCGTGGCTACGGCCGCGTGAATCGACCCTTGTGCTTTCACTCAGGTCCCGTGCGCTTGAGTGGTGCAAGAAGAACGGTCTTTCTGAGGCCGCTTCGTCGGTGGCAGTGCCCTCTGCCATTCGTTGGTCGTGGGAGCTGTCCGATGCCGAGCTTTTGGCCCGGCAGCAGCTCGTACAGGAGGTAGAACCCCCTTGGTGGGCGTAGGACAGACCCGTCGCCGTTTATGGTCAGTGTGTTGGCAACATTGACTACGTCCTCGCTGAGGACGCCTCCCTGGAGGTGAAAGGTGATGTGGTCTGCAACACCGAGGGTAAAAGGCAGATGTGGGTTGCGTGGCGGACGGGCTTGGAGGGCACCTGGTGCCCGGCCGTCCACGCAAACTGCGTACACAACGAGATCGCTGCCTTGGCCTGGCGATCTCTGGCTCCGCTGCCCTGTGGTCCGGATCCTGAGCATTCTGCTGGCTTGTCGGCTGTCTACGGGCGGTTGCGCTTGCTGGCTAGGAGGTATCGGGGCCATAGATGGAGTCTCCTGGAAACGGCGTTGTCTTATAGTGGCAGCTTACGTCGCCGTTACGTCGAGGCAGAAAGTTCCTTGAGGGTTGATGGTCCGTTGCGTTCGTCGGACTGTCACCTTAGAGCTTTTCTGAAGGCCGAGAAGGTTGGCAGCGCTAAGGATGCTAAGCCTAGGTTGATCTTTCCGAGGTCCCCTAGGTATAACTTGGTTCTTGCTTCTTGGTTGAAGCCTTTCGAACACTGGCTGTGGGGTTATCTCACGGCTAGGAGGCTCTTCGGCGGTTCAAACACCAGGGTTGTGGGTAAGGGTCTCAATCCCCGCCGCCGTGCAAATGTCATTGTTCGCAAGTTCAATGGGTTCAGGGATTGCGTTTGTTTTGAGGTTGACGGCAAGGCTTTCGAGGCCCACGTCACCGAGAACCACATTGCGGAAGAGCACTCTATTTACAAGGCCGCTTACCCGTCTTCGGGTTTGGGGCACGTGCTTTCGCGCCAACGTTTTGTTGGCACGACACAGGGTGGTGTAAAGTTCTCCAGGAGGGGGGGTAGAGCAAGTGGCGACTTCAACACTGGCATGGGTAACACGCTCATCATGCTGGCGGTTTGTACCGCGGTGTTGGAGGAGTACGGCGTCAAGTTTGACCTACTTGACGACGGTGACAATGCACTTGTTTTTCTCGAGCGTGCGGACCTCCCCCTGGTTCAAGCGGACTTTTACACCCGTGTTCTCAATGCTTCTGGGTTCGAGATGACGTTAGAAAAGCCGGTGTCGTACATTGAGGGTATCAGGTTTGGTCGTTCCGCACCACTGTGTTTGGGTCCTTTTTGGACAATGGTGCGGGAACCCTGGTCTGTGTTGTCTGGTGCCTACGCTAGCCATAGGTGGTTGAGGGAGCCACGTTTTGGTGCGCGTTGGGTTAACGGCGTCGCGCGTTGTGAGCTTTCGCTCGCGCGGGGGGTGCCGGTTCTCCAGGCAGCTGCCCTCTCTGTTCTCAAACAGACGGAAGGTCTGAAGCAAGTACGTGCTGACGTATTTGCCGACTACTTTGTGGTCGGTGCATGGATGGCGGGTGTTGAGGATGTCGTCGAGGTGACTCATGAAGCCAGGGCTTCTTTTGAGCGTGCTTTTGGCATCACTGTCGAGCAGCAACTTGCGATGGAAAGTAAGGTTGGTGGGGTTGCCGTTGGACACCCCAGGGGCGTTGTGGTCATGCCCCCTCGCAGTGGTTGGTGGCACGCTGAGCCTGGTCTTTATGAGAGTTACATCGACGCCCACGTCTGAGTGGCAGGTTGTTTGTACGCGTGCCTTTTGCCCCCCCGGTTTTGAAAGCGGCTACTTTGCTCGTTCCCCTGCGGTTTGGTGCAGTGCAATTAAGTTTAGCGCGGCCTGTGATACTTGTGTATGGTGGTCTGTCAGTAAATTAGCGGGGGCGGGCAGCTTGTCCTAGGCTGCAGTGCAATTAAGTTTAGCGCGGGCTGATGGGTAGGGTTACGGGTGGTGCCGGCCCGGAAAAGTGATACCCTCGACGGCTGGGGCATTGGGGTGGACGCGCGTGCTTTCTTTTTGTTACTGGCCTTGCACAGGGCCCCTGCTGTGCAGCCGCCGGGTTTGGACGTCCCTGTGGCTTGGTAGTCCCGGTTTAGCCAACCGTAAGTAGGGCTCCGCCGGGGAGGACGAGTGGACCAAATACGTTTACGGGGCCGGTCCACTCGAGTTTGG